TATATAATACTCAAGAAATAATTAAAATATTACGCACTGTTCCAGAAGAAGGATTTGTGAAGATTGCTGACGAGTGCGAAGAAGATGCAATCAAAATGTTTGAGTCTGCCGCAGCGGAAGAAAAGGCTTGGGCAGAATATCTATTCAAAGATGGATCAATTATTGGTCTTAATGAAAGAGTAATGGCTGAGTATGTTGATTGGTTATGCATGAGTAGACGCAAAACAATCGGCTTACCATACGATAAGGGTACTAAAAATCCAATTTCTGGATGGACAGATCCTTGGATGAATAGTGAATCTGTTCAAGTTGCACCCCAAGAACATGAAATTACATCTTATAAAATTGGTGCTAGTAAAAATGACCTTGAAGATACAGACCTTGGAGGCTTTGATCTATGAAATCATTTCCAGTTGTTGCAATTAAATTATTAACGGTTGCGGGCAAAGTTCCAACTCAAGCTAATCAATCTGATGCCGGATGGGATTTATACTCATCCGAATATTCAGTAATACCAGCAAAACAAAGGAATACTGTCAAAACGGGTGTTGCTCTTGAAATACCAGAAGGGATGGCTGGGTTAATATGGCCCAGATCTGGTCTTTCAGTAAAAAGAGGGATAGATGTATTAGCTGGAGTTGTAGACTCTGGCTATAGAGGAGAAATCATGGTTTGTTTGTACAACACTTCTGATGAAGATGTAGAAATAAATCGTGGGGATAGAATCGCACAGATTATATTCCAAGAGGTTCCTCTCGTAGTAATGCACAAGCAAGAGGCGTTAGGTTCCTCGCAACGAGGAGACAATGGCTTTGGCAGCACAGGCAAATAACAACAACGATAGAAACAGCAAAAAAAATAAAAAACAAAAAAATGCTCCAAAACAAAACGTATTAGAAGCCAAAACGGAGAATCAAAAAAACTACATACGATCTATTATAGAGAATGATGTTACTTTTTGTACGGGACCATCCGGTACTGGTAAATCATTTATAGCCGCTGGGATTGCTTCTTCTCGTTTATTAAAAGACGAAGTTGAAACTATTATAGTTACAAGACCTCTTGTATGTACTGGTAAGGATATAGGATCATTACCCGGAGAATTGAATGAAAAAATCAAACCATATTTAGCTCCAATGGAAGAAAATCTTAAGTATTTTCTTGGAAGAGATAAGTTTGGTTTATATTATAATACTAGAAGAATTCGTTTTGAACCATTAGAAACGATGAGAGGAGCTACCTTTCATAATTCCTATATGATTCTTGACGAAGCTCAAAATTGTACACTTGAACAAATAAAAATGTTCATAACAAGAATGGGCGATCATTCTAAAGTAATTATAAATGGAGACACAAAGCAGACAGATTTATATCATAGCGGACTTTACGGGTGTTTAAGAAAACTAGATGGAGTTATGGGTGTTGGTATATGCTCTTTAGGCTATAATGATATACAGAGAAACGGTATAATTGGAAGGATTTTAAACGCTCTAGAATCATAGGAAATTTATGTTATATGATTATAAATGTGAGAATTGTGACCATGAAATGATTGATGTTTATCAATCTATAAAAGACGATGCTTTAGTCGTTTGTCCATCTTGTGGTCAAAGTTCTCTGGCGAGGGTAATATATGGTGGTCTTGGATCTTTCATGAAAGACGTTAAGACCATAGGACAGCTAGCGGACAAAAATTGGAAAGAGCTAGGACATTACCAGCGATCTGAAAAAGAACAGCAAGCCAAGGAGGAAAGGCAGAAGCAAGAAGCGTCTGACTTTTCTTCTGTTGGCTCTGCTACCAAAAAAGAAATTAATAAAATGACACCAGCACAAAAAACTAAATACATAATGACAGGTGATAAATGAAATTTGTAGAATCATTACCTAATGAACCAATATTAAAATCACAAGAAGAACTATTCAATAGAACTGGTGATAATCCAGTAGATGATAAAGATAGAGTATTTGCCAAGTTTCTTAAGGTAGAACTGGGAAATGGTGATGTGCAAAAGAAATATTTTGTTCTTACTTATAACAATGCTCCATATGATCCTAATGGTATAGATAGCCATAGAGAGAAAACATTAAATATGCAGTTAAAGACCACATCACAAAAAACTTTTGATTATTATGTAGCCTACCTTAAGGCTAGAAATCCTATATATATGACAAAAGCTCAAAGGAGTTACATCAATGGTTAAGCGAGGAGCAATAGGAAAAGTAGAAGCTTTCTATATTGAAAAAAATTATCAAGTTCTTGATATAGCACAGATTGCTACAGATCTTAATAGACCTATTACATCGATAGAAAACTATATTAAGAAGAATATTATTAAAACACCATTAACAACTACAAAAGCAAAAGGAGATAAGCTTTTAGCTATAGATGGAAGTGAACAATTTGTAAGCAGAGATGGTATAACAATTATGACTGAAAACGCATCTATGCTTGGCGATATAAAGACTAAAAAGACTCTTAATCACGATTGCATAACTAAAATCAAATGAATTATATTATTGGCGTTGATGAGTGGCGTAAAGTATACGCTTCTGGAAGCAATCACAAAATTGTATGGATAGTCATAGAAATATCCGATGGAAATACTATCTATCTAGACTCATACAATAAATGGTTAAGTTTAAAAACATATTGCCAAGATAAAAAAGTAAGAATTAATAGTATTGGTTTACAATATAAAACAAATTTAATAAAAACTGATACTTCTGATAAAGATGGCGTTTATTTGATAAGGTCAGTAAAAGGCCAAATGGGTGGAACCAGCAGAGATTGTTTTACTATAGGTGTAGTAAATAGCAATAAGGTAAATAAAACTATATGGCTAACACCAGAGTTGGTTGAAGATAGTTCTTATGAAGATGATCTAAAAAATTGTTTTGAAGAAGCTATTATATATAATAATTGATTAATATGAGTGGTTCTTACGGTATTGAACAATCGTCGCACCTAGGTGGATATTTAGTAGGCGGCGATAATGAAACTTATTGCACAGAAATTTGGGATTGGATGCCAACATTTGGAATCAAATCTGTAATTGACATTGGCTGTGGAGAAGCGCACTCTACTAAATATATTTTTGATTTAGGTATTGATGTTATTGGAATAGAAGGTGGCTTAAATGCTTATAAGAATAGCAGATTAAAAGAAAAAATTATTTTACACGATTATACATCTGGACCATTTATTACAAAACAAAGATATGATGCTGTGTGGTGTTGCGAATTTGTAGAACATATAAAAGAAGAATATGTACCCAATTTTTTGTCTACTTTTAGTTGTGCAAAATATATATTAATGACACATGCCGTTCCAAATCAAGGCGGATATCATCATGTTAATTGCCAACATGCTGATTATTGGATAAAAAAATTAGCAAGTATAAATTATACATATGACGAGAATATAACGGTATTACTAAGAAGTATTACAAATAAAATACATGCAAAGAGAATTTTATTCTTTAAATCAAACAATCTATGAAATTATATACATTTTATACACCTAGTCATGAAGAATTAATGACTAAATATTTTTTACCGTCATTATCAGATAATTATGATTTTGATATTGTAATTAAGAAATTCCCACAATCCTGTGTCGGCGGTGAATTTATGCATAATGGATGGATGGATACAATGATACATAAAGTGGAGTATCATATTCAATCTTGTATTGAAAACTATAATAATATTTTTGTGTACTCAGACTGTGATATTCAGTTTTTAAATAATAAAAATCTTGTAAAGACTTTATTAGAAGAATTGGGAGATTATGATATAGCTTGCCAAAATGATGTACAACCATATTTTGATAGAACAACATATTGTGCAGGATTTTTTGTTTGTAGAGGTAATAATAAAACTATTAATTTATTCACTAATACTTTAGAAGATATGAAGAAAAGATTTCCAAGTATGCACGATCAAGACGCTCTTAATAAGAATCTTGGTATAGTAAAACATAAAATTTTATCAAATAGATTTTATACACACGCACAAAGTGTTAAGAAATTATGGGAAAATGAAAATGACATTTTTACCATACCAGAAAATATCATGGTTCATCATGCTAATTGGACTCATGGAGTTAAAAATAAAATTAAATTGTTAAATATTGTAAAGGAACAATATGAATATATTAATAACAGGACATAGAGGCTTTGTTGGATACCATTTTCTTCAAAAGTATAAGAATGAAAATATATATGGTATTGATATCAAAGATGGAAATGACGCAAGAGATTTTTTTAAATTAGATTCTGACAAAGCTTTTGATGTCGTAATACATTTGGCGGCGGTTGTTGGTGGAAGGCAAACAATAGAAAATTCTCCAATTTCTGTTGCCGTAGACCTATCAATAGATTCAGAGTTTTTTTCGTGGTGCCTAAGAAACAAACCAAAACATGTAATTTATTTTTCTTCTTCTGCTGCTTATCCTATAGAATATCAATTTGCTAACTCTCGCATAAAACTAGAAGAGTCTATGATAGATTTAGACAATGTGAAATCTCCAGATTTAACGTATGGGTGGGCTAAATTAACTGGAGAATATTTAGCAAAATTTATAAGCAAAGAAGTGCCAGTAACTATTTTTAGACCATTTTCTGGATATGGCACGAATCAAGACTTGACATATCCATTTCCGTCATTTATAGATAGAGCTAAACAAAGATTAAATCCGTTTCAGATATGGGGAGATGGAAATCAAGTAAGAGATTTCATACACATAAAAGATATTATTAATGCTGTTGATGTCTGCATCAAAGAAAAGATATACGGAACTTTTAACCTTGGTAGCGGAGAAGGGGTATCTTTTAATGATTTGTGCGAATTAGTTTGCAAAGCTTGTAATTATAAGCCAGCTATACAACATTTAAAAGCACAACCAACCGGAGTAATGTACAGGGTGTGTAATCCATCAAAGATGCTAGAATTTTATAAACCACAAATATCTCTTGAGCAAGGAATTGATATGGCTTTGAAAGGGATAATATGATAAAAAATTTATGTTTATTACCAAGAGATGCTGGATTTTTTTCAGTATTTAATTTTTATATAGGAGCTTTATGTTCAAATTCTGATATAAGGTCTTATCCATATTTTAATAAACAAGCTTTCTTAGCTTATAATCGTGGAGAAAATAAACATTTTGCCTATTGGACAGAGAATGAAAACTCTTGGTTTGATTTTTTCAAGCCAATAAAATTTGAGGAAAATGACACAAATCATACAAGTGGAAAATATAAAACATTTCCAGTACATATCGGCCTAGAAGCTTCAGAAGAATTTAAAGTACCATCTGTCACCAAGCAATTATTTAAAGATCCAATTTATTTTAATCAATGGAGACATAAAATACATGCAACATATATTAAATATATAACGATGCATGATGATATAATAAATAGAGTCCATAATCACTGGAAAGCTAATTATACTGAACAAGATATCATAATAGGTGTACATTATAGACATCCAAGCCATTTTGTTGAAAGTGGTCAAATATTACTTAAAGATTATTTCAAGGCTGTAGATGATATTTTATTAGAAAAACCAGAAGCAAAAATTTTTCTAGCTTCTGATAATAATTTTGGTATTTATGCGTTCATAGAAAGATATGGAAACAAAATATCTTATATAAAGGATATTGATAGAATTAGTATGAATGATTTTCTTGAATGGGCATTTATGTTATCAAGATGTAGAGCAGATCATGTGGGATTATTTAATGGTAAAGGCTTTGAATTACAGCACCAAATGGTTACTGACACCAGTTTAGATACTAAAAAAATGACACAAGATTTACTAACTGAAGTGTCATGTTTAAACAAATGTAATTATCTTGTTCATACTATATCTAATGTTGCTTTAGCAATAAGCTATATGAATCCAAATATTGAATTTAAAACATTAATTTAAAGGTATAAAATTATGATAAAATATCGAAATCATTTAGGATTATTAATGTCTTCTTTGGGTCATAAAGTTGCCGTTGAAGTGGGTGTGCAACAAGGGTTATTTTCCGAACAAATATTATCTAGATGGCGAAATGGACATTTATTTCTAGTTGACGCTTGGGAAAATATGCCACAAGAAATGTATAATGATTCAGCGAATGTTTCAAACGAACAACATTTGTTACATATGCAACAAACAAAAAACAATTTGGCTAGATTCGATGGAAAATATACTATGATTAAAGGATTTTCAAATCAAGTATATAATCAGTTTGAAGATAACTATTTTGATTTAGTATATCTTGATGCTAATCATAGTTATGATGGCGTATATGAAGATATTAAATTATGGATAGGAAAAGTCAAGCATGGTGGATTTTTGTGTGGACATGACTATGTAGATGGATACATACAAAATCATGGACAATTTGGTGTGCAAAGTGCAGTAAAAGATTTCTTTAAAAGAGATCCAGATTTTGTGACTCATGAGCCTTGGCCTTCTTGGTTTATACAAATCAAATAATATGAGTAAACCAGATTTATTTAGCCAATCTTATCAAAAAGAATGGTCAGAAACTCACAAGTATAAACATATTCATACTGGCGAATATTGTACTTTTGAGGCATATGTTGCTGAATATATTGTTATACGAAGATCAGAAAAATTGAATCTTGGTAAACCATCTTATAAGTTTTGGACTAAAGGAGATCCATTACATTGGATCTGGAAAAAACAACACGGGGCGGCTTTGCAATTAAAAAAGAAATATAGCGAGGAAGCTATATTAAAGGCTATACAATCAAAAGATTTTGATAAGCTACTTGTGCTTGGTGTACAAAATGGAAGAGGATACAAAATAAATCCAGAAGCAGAAAAAATTATTGCAAAATATCATAAACAAATTGAGAATGAAAAAAATAGACCGATAGTAAATTTTGACGTTCAAGAAGAAAACAAACCACTTGAAACTAGATCGACACAGAGCTATAATAAATCTAAGAAGCAGACCATCAATCAATTGAGGAACCTATGAGTAAAGTAAAGAAGTCTAGCAAATTTACAGAAGATTTGGTAAGTAATAATATTGTTAGTAAGTATGGAGATGTTGTAAGAAGTGGAACAGAAGTTCTAGAGAACATAAACAATCTTAATGTGATTGGTGTATCTCCAGCACTAGATATTGCACTTGGTGGTGGATTAAGAGAAGGATCTGTAGTTGTAATGACAGGAGATCCAAAAAGCGGTAAAACAACAACCGCTTTACATTTTGCTGCTAAGTGTCAACAGCACGGCAAAAGAGTTATATATGTAAATACAGAGGGTAGACTATCTAAGCAAAACTTTGTTGGTATTAAAGGTCTAAATTCTGATAACATTTTGATAGTAGAATCTACCGATGATAGGGTATTAACAGCAGAAGACTTTCTTAATATTATAGAGAGTTATATCAATAATGATCCCGGCTGTTTAATTATAGCAGATTCTTTGTCTAATATGGTTCCCGCAGTTGAGCTTGAAGGAGAAGTAAGAACTGGCGTTAGAAACGCACTGCCACGTTTGCTATCAATGTTTTTCAAAAGAATCAGTGGAACACTGATGAAGAATAAAACAATCTTGGTATGCATTACTCATAATATTGCTAATACTGGCGGTTCCCCGTATGCTCCACAGAAAATGGCAGATTGTGGTAATATGTTACAATACCAAGCTGGTACAAATATGGTTATTACACACAGAGGCAAATGGCAAGTACCAAAGGATACTGGGCCTCATGTTGGTCAAATTGCAAATTGGTCTGTAAAAACATCCTGTGCTGGAGGAAGGCCAAACAGTACAGCAGAAAGTTGGATTAGATATGGCGTTGGAATCGATGAAGTTCAAGAGATTATACATATCGCCTGTGAATTTAGATTGATTAAGGCTTCTGGAGCTTGGTATACGATTCAATCAGCAGTAGATGAGCCTAATTCGCCAGAAGTAATAAAGATATTAGAAACAAATAATATTGGAAAGTCGCCAGAAGAGATTGAAAGATTTTTTAAATTCCAAGGAGTAAATGCTGTTGCAGATTTTCTTAATGCTAATCCAAGCATAGCGTCTTTAGTATATTCAAAAATTAAGGAGTTAATTTGAAAGTCCAAGGAATAAATGGAAAAGTATATACATGGAATCTATCTAAGTATGATGTATTTTATGATGATACTAGAAAAAGATCTAAATATCATTTAAGAGCTAGAAATTTATTAAAAGAAATCTATCATAGTTATAGAATACTAGAGGAAGTTAAATTACCGGGAAGCACGGCATTAAATAGAAAATCCGTTTTGTATCTTGACTTTTACATTCCTACGATTAAACTGGGAATAGAAGTACATGGAGAACAGCATTATGAATATTGTGCATTCTTCCACAAGAGCATGGCAGATTTTCTGAAGTCAAAAGCCAGAGATGAGGATAAGATAGAGTGGTGTGCGTTGAATGGAATAAGAGTTGTAGTCCTAAACTATAAAGAGAGTGATGATGAGTGGCGAAAACACATTAAAGGCATCTGAAAAACTGTCTGAACATTTGAATCTAATTACAGCATATATTGAGCTTGGTAATACAAAATTCTCATCATTTAGAGAAGAATATTTGCTTGTTGCTAATCTTTCATCCGATGAGCTTAAAAAGTTAACTCAGCAAGAAGCATTTGATACAGCGTATTTATTGTATAGTTACGCGACCTACATACAGGATGAAATAAATAAAAATAAGATTGCCCTAAACTGGTGTAATGATCAACTTGAAAAACTAGTAGTATCACACAATGAAGAATTTAGTCAATATACTAAACACGAAGTAAAACGACAAATAATAATCAAGAATAATAATTATGCTGCTTCAGTAGATCATATGAGAGAAGTTGCTGAATCTAGGCTTACTGCCTTGGACGGCAAAGTATATGAATTAAAACGTAAAGCAGATATACTTCTAGAGAAAGGTAAAAGAACATGAGTGATTTCGATGATTTTGTTGGATCTCTATCAGAAGATCAAAAAAAGAAATTGTTTCAAGCATTAGTAGGTAATGAAAATACTAACAATACAACATCCGCAAAATCTGCTAATGTGGATGAAAATTTTATTGTAAAGAAGGCAGAAACTCAATCTCAAATTAGGAGAAAAGAAGCCGTGAAAGCTAGAAAGAATGAATGGGAGGATACTGGAGAATTTAGAGATATTTCTACTCCAGATGTCGAAAGAACTCCAAGGCGTAGACCTCCTCCACAAAAGTCAGATGTAGAATGTCATGTTTGTGGCAAATCGTTTAAAGTAGATCCACGTTTCGCATATGGCGAATATTATCGTTGTAACAAGTGTTCTGGAAAAAAATAATTTATGGATGAGAAACTAATAGATGTTGGTGCCGAACGAGCATTACTTGCTGGGCTTTTACAGCACGGTATAGATGGATATGTTACAGTTTCAGATGTCGTTAGTGCTGAAACATTTGGCGTATTGAATAATCAAATTCTATTCAAATGCCTAGAGAAGATCATGAACAATGATCAAAAGGTAGATATTCCATCCATATTATCTTCGGCAGAACAGTTAGGTTTTTTAGACGTTATTAATACATCTCAAGAACTTAAATATCTGAAATCTTTATTTGAATTTCCAGTTAATAAAGATAACATATTTAGTTTCGCAATACAAGCAAAGAAATTTGAATTTGCTCGTAAGATTAAAAAATTGACTTCTAAAATTCATAAAGACATTGAGGACATTAGTGGTTCTGAAACTATTAATGAAATTATTCAGATATTAGAAAATCCAGTAACCGACTTCTTAAGAGAAGACGATGGTGGAGATGTTCCAGAAAAAATAGGTTCTGGAGTAGGTGATTATGTACAATTCTTAGGAGAAAACAAATGTGATATTATTGGTATTCCAACTGGATTCAGAAGGTATGACGAAGCAATTGGTGGGGGTTTGCGGCGTAAGTGCGTTGACCTTGTTTCTGCAAGACCAAAAGTTGGCAAATCGGTATTCGCTGATAATGTTGCTTTAAATGTATCGTCTACCGGCGTTCCAGTTTTAGTTTTAGATACTGAGATGAGCAAAGAAGACCATTTGAATAGATTAATTGCTAACATTAGCGGCGTACCAATAAATGATATAGCTACTGGTAAATTCATTAATGATGAAGAAAAACATAATAAGGTCTTAGAAGCTGTTAAAAAATTAGAGTCTATACCATATTGCTATATCAGTGTTGCTGGCAAGCCATTTGAACAAATTTTGAATTTAATCAAAAGGTGGATCGTTCATGAAGTAAAGAAAGACGATAATGGAAAGACCAATGACTGTTTAATTATATATGACTATCTTAAACTAATGTCATCTAGTTCTATTACTAATAACATACAAGAGTATCAAGCTCTAGGTTTTCAGATTACTTCTTTACATAATCTATGTGTCAAGCTAGATATTCCATGTTTATCATTTGTTCAGCTAAACCGTGATGGTATAACAAAAGAAAGCACTGATGCGGTAAGCGGATCTGATAGACTAATATGGCTGTGTACATCTTTCTCAATCTTTAAAGCAAAATCTCCAGAAGAATTAGCAGAAGATGGTCCTAATGCTGGAAATCGCAAACTAGTTCCAATAGTTTCTAGGCATGGTGCTGGATTAGATGATGGTGATTATATTAACATGGTTATGCAAGGATCACACGCGAAATTAACAGAACTCAAAACACGCAACGAATTTAAAAATCAACCAGTTGGAGATACTGGGCTAGCAGATAAAGAATCACTTATTAAAATAAAGATAGCACATGGACTTGAAGAAAATCAAACAGAAGCTGAATGAAAACTGCGAATTAGTTTTCAATAAGCTAGGAATGAAATACGAAAAGTTTGGCGACAATATCTATTGCACATGTCCAGTTCATGACGATAGTGATAATCCAAGAGCTTTTTCATATTCTGTAAACAAAGGAATATGGAAGTGTTGGACTAGAGATTGTCAACATCAATACAAGAATGATATTTTTGGTTTGATTATCGGAGCATTATCAAAACAAAACGATGATACAGTTGACTTTTCCAAAGCATTAAGATGGTCTTGTGATCTTTTAAAGATAGATAATA